CCTTCTTGCTACATCCGCAGTTCAGAGCCTTTGGGGTTGCTAGGATTGACGTTATGCCTAACCCTCCTAAACCGATTGAGCAGAAACGTTTGCTCGGTAATCCTGGTAAGCGTGCGATGCCTAGTGACGGTAACACAATAACCCTTTATTCGGGTTCGCGTCAACCGTTGGCCCCGCTTGGTGAGGCTGGTCAGGCGTTGTGGGATTCGGTGTTCTCTGAGGGTGAGTTGTGGATTTCGCCGCGGACTGATGTCGCGTGGTTGCAGGTTGTGTGTGAACTACTTGACCGGCGTGAAGTGTTGAAAGCTGAGTGGATTGCTGACCCGACTAACCGGCCAGTGAATATGAGCTTGTTGGAAACGGAGAAGATGATTCAGTCGGGGCTTGGGTTGCTTGGGTTCACTCCTACGGATCGCTCGCGTTTGGGTGTGGCCGAGGTGAAGGCTAAAAGCAAGCTTGAGGAGTTGATGGAGCGCCGCGCTAACCGGGAGGAACAGCGTGGATAGTTGGCCTCCGGCGTGGTTGACTCCGGTGCCTGAGAAGGCTATTGAGCTTGGGCGTGAGATGGAGCCTGTGGTGAATTTCATTGAGGCTTTCGGTATTGTCACGAAGGATTCGGTTGCGGGTAAGGCTGGGAGCCCGTTGGTGTTGCGTGAGTGGCAGAAGTCTTTGGTCGAACATTTGTTCGCATGGGATGACGGCGGGATTCGTTCGCGTGTTTCCCTTGTCGGAATGCCCAGGAAGTCAGGGAAGTCTGCCCTGGGTTCGATGATTGGTTTGTATTCGCTCATTCTTGGGCCTCGTGGTGCTGAGGTGTATTCGGTGGCTGCGGAGAAGGAGCAGGCGCGGATTGTGTTCGCTGATGCTAAGCGCACTGTGGAAGCTTCGCCGGAGCTGTCGGCGTTGACGAAACTTTATCGGGATGCGATTGAGTTGCCTTCGTTCAACTCTGTGTATCGGGTGCTCAGTGCTGAGTCTGTAACTAAAGAAGGTTTGAGTCCGACCACGGTTATTTTTGATGAGTTGCACGCTCAGCCTGACCGGGAACTGTTTGACGTGTTCTCGTTGGCTATGGGTGCTCGTGGGAAACTTGCGACTCTCATTGCGATTACTACCGCTGGGGTTCGTTCGGATCGCATGGGTAAGGATTCGATTGCGTTCAGTCTTTACAACTATGGGAAGCGTTTGGCTTTGGGTGAGGAGAAGGATGACACGTTCTTCATGGCGTGGTGGGAGGCACCCGAGGGGGCTGATCATCGTGACCCGGAAACGTGGCGGGCCGCTAACCCTGGGTTTGGGGATTTGAATGCTGAGTCGGATTTTCATTCGGCTATCAAACGCACACCGGAAGCTGAGTTCAGGATTAAGCGTTGCAATCAGTGGGTGTCGAGTGTGGAAACGTGGTTGCCTGCCGGGTCGTGGGATGAGTGCGCTGGTGAGGTAAACCTAACCTCGGATGATGAGATTGTGCTCGGGTTTGACGGTTCGTATAACGGTGATGCTTCGGTGATTGTGGGTGCTGTGGTTCCCAGAGGTGATGAGCCGGTGAAGGTGTTTATGGTGAAGGCGTGGGAGAAGGATTTGGAGCATGACGGCCCTGAGTGGCGGGTGGACATTGGGGAGGTTGAGCAAACAGTTTTGGATTTCTGTCAGAAACATAATGTGAAGGAGATCGCGTGTGACCCGTTCCGTTGGCAACGGTCTATGGAGTTCTTGGAGAATCAGGGGTTGCCGGTGGTTGCGTTCCCGCAGTCCCCGCAACGAATGATAAAGGCGTGTGCCGGATTCTTTGATGCGGTGGCTGAGAAGCGTCTAATCCATGACGGTGATGCGTTGCTTGCCCGGCACATAAGTAACACTGCTATCAAGTTGACTCCTGCCGGCCCTCACATCAAGAAGGAAAACCCTAACTCCCCTCGGAAGATTGATGCTGCGGTGGCGGCTATCCTCGCTGTTGACCGGGCCTCCGGTAAGATAGAAGAAACGGTTGTGCCCGAGTTTTTTGGTTAGGGGTCTGATGGCTACGGTTTTGCAGGTTGCGGGTATGGCCGGAATCACGGTGGGCGTGTTACTGCTGAGTGTCCCTGCCGGGTTGGTTGTTGGCGGGGTTTGTTTGTTGGTTGTCGGATTTGCGTTAGGAAAGTAACCCGTGGTTTTGAATCGCCTTTTTGAGCAGCGTGCCATCTCGTTTCAGACCGTGTTTTCAGCGGGTGACGATCTAGCTTTCGGCAACTTGTCGGACACGTTTATTGACTCCAAGACTGTGTTCCAAGTCAACGCAGTGTTTAGCGCGGTGTCGTTGATTGCCGACACGATTAGCACGCTCCCGTTGGATGCTTACATTCGGATTGACGGGCAACGGCGGGCGTTCCGTCCTCGCCCCGCATGGGTTGACAAACCGGATATCGCGTTGCCTCGGACAGCGTTCTACAATTCCGCAATCGTCAGTCTTTTGCTCGATGGCAATTTATTCGTGCGTGTCTTTAGCAACCAGCGGGGCGAAATCGTGAACCTGGTTGTCCTAAACCCGTTGACCGTTGAGGTGAAACGTAACGCCCGCGGTGAGGCCGTGTTCACGGTGGAGAACGAGTCTAAGACACTGACGTCTGAGGACATCATCTTTATCCCGGATGTGTTACGGCCTGGTCAGATGCGCGGTGTTTCGCGTGTCGAGGCTTTGAAAGAAAACTTCGGTTTGGCGCTCGCGTTGGAAAAGTTCGCTGCAACCTTCTTCGGTAATGGCACGAACCTATCGGGTGTGATTGAGGTTGACCAGAATTTGACGGCGGAGCAGGCCGAAAACTTGCGCAACGGTTTCGATTCGAAGCATCGCGGTTGGCGTAGAGGCCACCGTACCGGCGTTCTGTCGGGTGGTGCGAAGTTCAAGACCACACAGGTTGACCCTGAGTCCTCGCAAAGTATTGAGGCTCGCAGGTTGGCTGTGGAGGATATTGCCCGCGCATTCAACATTCCGGCAAATATGCTGAACATTCCTGGGACTACGACTTACGCGAGCGTGGAGCAAAACAACATTCAGTTCATCACTCACACGTTGCGACCTATCGTTCAGAAGCTCGAGGATGCGTTCTCACCTTTGATGACTCGTTACCCTGGTGGGCAGACAGCTTTCATCAAATGGAACCTTGACGGGCTTGCACGCGCAGACCTGTCATCGAGAATGAGCGCTTACAGCATTGGGATTCAGGCCGGGTTCATGTCAATCAACGATGTGCGCCGCCTCGAGGACATGAGCGACATTGATGACCCGGCTGCACGTAACGTGCGGGTGCCGTTGGCGAACATCAACATTGAGGGTGCCGACCTTGTGGCGGATGAGAAGCGTGTCAAGATGGCTCAGGTTTTGGTGTTGTCGGGTTATGATCCGGCTGAAGCTTTGAGGGCTGTTGGTTTGAATCCGATTGCTCATACTGGTTTGGCTTCTACACAGTTGCAGCCGGTGGCGCAGGTTGACCCAGAGAACCCTGGTGCTGTTTACGAGGTGCAATAATGCCGATAGAGCATAGACAGGTGACTGTGGGGACTGCTGTTGTGGAGATTGTTGGTCACGATAATCAGCCTCACGAGGTTCACGTTCACAACAACAACAACGATAACGCGCACATTCTCTATCTTGGCGGGTCGGCTGTCACTACGTCTACGGGTTTGCGTCTTGGGCCAGAGGAAACTTTGACAATGAACTTGGGGCCAGATGATCGTCTTTATGCCGTATCGAATCACACTGCAACCGTGGCGAGTGTGTTGGATATTAGGAAACAGGACTGATGGCACCGTATTTCATTAGTGACACTGCTGAGGGGTGTGATGGTTGGGCTACCGTGAAGGATGACGGTGAAGTTTTGGGTTGCCACGTGACGAAGCAGGATGCTATAGATCAGGGTGTTGCGATTGCGCTTGCCGAGGATTCCACGTTTAAGGGTGAACGGTCTGTGAGGGCTGAACCTGGTGAGCTTGTGTTGGGCGATTTTGTGGAGTGGGATTCTTCGGGCGGGATGGCTCGGGGCCGTATCGAGCACATTATGACTGAGGGCACTTTGGGGATTCCCGATTCGTCTTTCAGTATTGAGGCCACACCTGATGACCCTGCTGCGTTGATTCGTATTTATCGGTCCGATGAGAGTGATACGGGTGAAGTGTATTGGGATGAAACTGACATTCTTGTCGGTCACAAGTTTTCGACTTTGACGAAGATTGACCCGTTGCCTGGTGAGCCTGAAGATGATGGTGACGATGATGTTGATGGTTTGCGTCAGGTTGATTTGAGTGCCCCAGCGTATATGAGGGCGAGCGCTAGGCGTGGCCTGGAATGGCATCGTGAAGGTTTGTCGGGTGATGGTGTTGTGGATGCCACGATCCGTGAAGCGCGTGCAATGGCTGAGGGTAATGTGACCGCTGACAAGTGGGTTCGTTTGCGGGCGTGGATTTCCCGTCACCTTGTTGACATGGATGCGCCGGCTAACATTCCGGGGAATGAAAACTATCCGGGGCCTGGTGCTGTGGCTATGGCGTTGTGGGGTGGTGGCGGTTCGAAACGTAGTGCCGAGCGTGCTCTGGATTACGCGGATGGTGTGGTTGGTAGACTTGTAGAAGAAAACGAAGGCAGGAGTACCGTGACTGGACAAGCTAAGAGCAAACTCGAAACCCGTATCGTTGAGGTTGACAAGTTTGAAATCCGTGAGGATGCCTCCGGGATGTTTTTGGAGGGTTACGCGGCACTGTTCAACTCTCGCAGTGAGAACCTGGGCGGGTTCACTGAAACCATCCAGCCTGGTGCGTTCCGTGGATCGTTGCAATCCCGCAACGACATCAAGCTTCTATGGAACCACGACAGCGGGGCCGTCTTAGGTTCGACTCGTGCCGGCACTTTGACGTTGACTGAGGATGAGCGTGGCCTGAAAGTTTCCGCGACCCTGCCTGACACAACTTATGGGCGGGATGCTCGCGAGCTTGTTCGCCGTGGCGATGTGACCGCGTTTTCGTTTGGCTTCTCAATGCCTGCCCGTGGTGGCGATTCGTGGAATAGTGAGGGCACTGAGCGCGTTTTGAAGGTCGTGCGTTTGCACGAGGTTTCGCTGGTTGCTTTCCCGGCTTATCCTGCCACGAATGGCACGGCTACGGTTCGAGGGTTGGACAAGATTGCACAGCGTGCGAACGTGGATGCTGATGCTCTCGCTGATGCGTTGTTGAAGATTGAGAACGGTGAGGACATTTCTTCGGATGACCGCACACTATTGCAGACAGTAATCGATGAGCTGGCACCGACCCCTGAACCTCCGGTGGTGGATAACAGTTTGGAGATGCTCGCTTTGAAGAAGAAGAAGCTGCAACTCCTGATGGGGTACTAATGGCAACCGTTGAGCAGATTGCGTCAATACTTTTCGATGTGGTTGAGGATGTTGGTGTGGCTGAAATGTTGGCCCGCCGGATTGTTGGACTCGATGACGAGCCGACTAAAGAAACCCGTGTTTTGAAGGCTGCGGAAACGCGCTAGAGCGGGTTTGCCCCTGCCAGGTATTCCACCCTTTCCCTGGTGGGGGCTTTTCTTTTGGAACGGGTTGCACGGCCTGGTTTAGAATTAGAAGTATCCGGTGTGCGTCATCGCTACGGTGAGCGATTCTGTGTCATCACGGTTGCGATCTATTTATTCAATTCCATTTAGGAGAAACACAAATGTCCGAGTTTATTAAGCGCCAGCAGGAGCTTAAGGCTAACTTGACTATGCAGATTCGTACCGTCATTGACGATGCTGAAGCTGAAGGTCGTGGCCTGGATTCTGCCGAGCTAGAAAAAATTGACCGTATCGAATCCGATATTGTCGCTGCACAGCGTTCGATTGAGACTGCCGCAAAGAATGAGGAGCGTGCCGCTGAGGTCGCTGCTGCTTCCCGCGGTTTTGAGGTTGCAACCGAAGCACCAACTGACACTGCCGAAATCTTCCGTGCGATGTACCGTGGTGAAATTCGCGAGCACACGTTCGGTTTTGAGAAGCGTGCCACACTGGTTCCTTCTGCCAACACTGTCCCAGTAGCATTCCTTGACAGAATCTACGCATTGGCCCGTTTGGTCGGCCCTTACATGGCGACCTCTGAAATGATTCAGCGTACTTCTGGTGAGGATCTTCGTATCCCCGTTTTCACCGCGTACCCTACTGCTAGCGAAACTGCTGCCGGTTCTGCGCTGAGTGAGTCGGAGGCAACCTATTCGTCACTTCTGATTCAGATGTCGAAAAATGGCTTCATCACCAAGATCGCTAACGAACTGATTACTGATGTTGGGTTCGACCTAGAGAGCACTTTGGTTGAGCAGGCTGCGAACGCTATCGGTACCCGCATCAACACTTTGGTGCACGCGGCTGTTACGGCTGTGGCAACTGTGGGGGGAACGGCTGGAACGGCTACGGCTATTACGGCTGACGAAATCATCTCCCTCCAGTTCGCTATGGATGGAATGGTTCGTATGCTCCCCGGTTCCGGCTACATGGTCAGCACTTCTACTCTCGGAGCAATCCGTAAGCTGAAGGATAGCAACGGATCGTACATTCTCGATCCTGTTGGCCCGGAGGGTGTTTCTACTATCCTGGGTCGTCCAGTGTATGAGAACCCTGCAGTTGCGAACATTGCGACTGGTAACAAAGCGGTGTTCTTTGGTCACTGGCCGTCTGTGAAAATCAGCACCACGGGCCTGCAAGCCGCAGTGTCCAGTGAGGCGTTTTTCGAGAACGACATCACCGCCTTCCGTTATATCCAACGTCTCGGCGCTGGTGTTGCGAACGGTGCGTCACACATCAAGTTCCTGCTCCAGCCATAGGCTGAAGTAGAACGGGCTGAGAGCCCCTGCCGTGTTGTAGGTTTCACGGCGGGGGCTTTCGCTATTATGTTCGAATGACCTACGAAAAAATCTCCGGCCTTATCTCCCTTGCAAGTAACAGTCCTGGCCCTACGGGTTACGGTGTGCAAGCCGAGTTTCTGGTGCGTTACATGAAACGGCACCGAATGAATGTGGGCATCCTGTCAAACTATGGGCAGGAGGGTTCGGTTGGGGAGTATCGCACTGAGTTTGGTGTGGTGCCTCACTATCCGCGTGGTGTTGCACCTTATTCGCAGGATGTGTTGACCCCGTGGCATAACCATCATCGCGCTTCAGCACCCGATGTGAAACACGCGATCATGACCTTGTATGACGTTTGGGTTTACAACGGGTGGAAGGATGAGGTGCCGGTCATTTCTTGGGTGCCACTAGATCACGTGACGCTGCCTCCGCAGGTGGGATTGTTTTTGAGCCGGGAGAACGTGACCCCGGTGGCAATGGCCCCGCATGGGAAACGACAGTTGGATAACGCTGGGATAGATTCCGTTTATATTCCTCACGCTGTGAACACGAAGGTGTTTGCTAAGACTCCGAAGATGATGGGGCCGGAGGGGATGACTCCGACACGGCAATTGTTGGGTGTGGATGATGACACTTTTTTGGTGGCGATGGTGGCCGCGAATAAAGCGAACGGTCTAATCCACCGCAAAAACTATGACATAAACTTTTTGGCTTTCGCCGCGCATTTGCAGAAGTTCCCTGACTCTCACTTGTATGTTCACGCTGACCCAGCACCCAATGTTGGCGGGTTTGATTTGGTGATGCTGGCACGGGTGTCTGGGATTCCACCAGAGAAGATTACGTTTGCTAACCGGGATCAGTATCGGATTGGGTACAGTCAGGCTGACCTTGCCGCGTTGTATTCGGCAGCGGATGTGTTGTTGGCTACGTCTTATGGAGAAGGTTTTGGCGTTCCGTGTATCGAGGCACAAGGCGCGGGCTGTAGAGTCATCGCTTCGAACTGGGCGGCCTCACCAGACTTGATTGCAGAGGATGGTTGGTTGGTGGACGGGCAACCGTTTTGGGATGCACCGCAGGGCGCGTTCTTCCAGGTGCCTTCCCTCGGTTCGGTGGTGTCAGCGTTGGAGCTGGCCTATAACGGGGAGCGCGGGTTTTCTGCGGTGTCCCGTAAGTTTGCGCTCGACTTTGATGAGGAGAAGGTGTGGGCCGACTATTGGATGCCTTTTCTGAGGGGGTATTTTGGTGGATAAGCTCATTGTTTACACTGGCGGCACGTTTGACCTGTTTCATTCCGGGCACGTCAATTTTCTGTGGAAGTGTTCACAGCTTGGGCGGGTTGTGGTGGCGTTGAACACGGATGAGTTTATTGAGGCGTATAAGGGCAAGAGCCCGGTGTGTTCTTTTGAGGAGCGTGCGGAGGTTTTGTTGGCGTGCCGTTGGGTTGATGATGTGCTGCCAAATGTGGACGGGGCGGATTCGCGCACAAGCATTGACATGGTGGGGCCAGACATTATTGCTATTGGCACGGATTGGGCTAGGCGAGATTATTATGCCCAGATGCAATTTACGCAGGATTGGTTGGATGAGCGTGACATTTCCCTAATCTATATTCCTTACACTCACAGCATTTCGACCACGAAGCTGAAGGCGCGTAGTGCTGACCGTAATCGGGTCTAGTCCTGACCGCAGCGGGTGGCTTGCTGATTGTTCAGCGTCGTTGGGGCGGGAGCACATTGCGGTGGTGAGTTTCGGTTTCGAGTTGGCGAAGATTGCTTGGGTGATGGAGAACACGACTGTAGATCGTTTCTTTTTCTTGCAGGATTCTTGGCAGATAAAGTCGGCTAAGTTTTGGGATTTGTTGGAACAGTTTGAGGGGTCTGTGGCGTTGACCCGCGACCCGTATTTCTTCGGGTGTTATACGGGCGTTTATCAGCGCTCAGTTGTGGAGCGAATCGGCATACCAGAGGTTAAGGATAAGCAGGATTCAATCCTGTTGGAGATTGACTGGCACCGGCGTTATGTGGGGGCGAGTGGGGAGCCGACAGTGTTGTTTCCTGAGTTGACGGATAAGAACGCTACGGATGTGGTGGAGCGTCACGGGCGTAAGAACCTGGTGTTGGAGAATGACCTTGTGGTGAAGTGGAAGGGAACGTGGTGTTAGAGAACCTGATTGTGCCGGTGCTAAACCGTTACGACCTGTTAGATCGCATGGTGTCGAGCATTGACTACCCTGTTGGGCATTTGCTCATCATTGATAATGGCGCTTCGAACGTGTTGGAGGATATGGGGATTGATGTGCCGGCTTGTGTGGAGCACACCACCTACCTGCCGATGCCCGCTAACCTCGGGGTGGCAGCGTCATGGAATTTGGGTATCAAGTCCTTTCCGTATGCTGAACGCTGGTTTATCGTCTCGAATGACGTGCAGTTTGCCCCTGGTGCCCTTGGGAGGCTCTCAGAGGCCCGTAGTGACGAGATAACCCTGTCTAAGATGTTCCCTAACTGGCAGGCGTTTGCGCTCGGTTATGAGGCTGTGAGGCGTGTGGGTTTGTTTGATGAGCGTTTCTTCCCGGCATTCTGTGAGGACAACGATTATGTGTGGCGGGCGGAGCAAGCTGGGGTTACGATTCGGTCAATCGAGGTGCCGATGATTCATGACAACAGTTCGACAATAAATTCCGACCAAGACTTGTTGCAGAACAACTTTCGCACTTTCCCCACGAATGTCGCTTTGTACCATGACAAGGTTGCGCGGGAAGATTACAGTGCAGGGTTTTGGGATGTGGAACGGCGGAGGCTGAACGGGTGGGAGGCCGGGCGGTAGAATGGTGGGTGGAGGTTTATTTTGGCTATCGTGAACGGTTACGCAACACTCGCTGAGGTGAAGGCTGCGGCCAGAATCACCGACAACATTGATGACTCGTTGTTGGAGACTGCTATTGAGTCGAGTTCCCGCGACATTGACGCCTACACTGAGCGCGTCTTTTTCAGCACGGGTGCCACAGCGGTGGCCCGCGTGTATATTCCGCAGGACATTTACTTGGTGGAAACGGATGACATTATTTCTGTGACCACAATCAAGTCGGACAGTAACGGGGATGGGACTTTCGACATCACTTGGGCTTCCACAGATTTCCAGTTGGAGCCTCTGAACGGGTTAGCTGGTGGGATTGCCACACCCGCAACACGCATTAGGTCTATTGGTAATTATTTGTGGCCGGTATATGAGCCTCGGAACGTGAATTCTTCTCAGGCGAGCGTGCAGGTGACGGGTGTGTTCGGGTTCGCTTCGGTGCCTTCCGCTATCAAACAGGCCACAATCCTAAGCTCACTGCGGGCGTACAAGCGGTATGAGTCCCCAACGGGTGTGCTTGGGTTCTCGGACATGGGAGCAATCAGAATCGGCAGACTCGACCCGGATGTCATGCGATTGGTAGACCCTTACAGGAAGCTTCGTTTCGCGTGAGCATCAGCCTGATGCGGGCTGGCCTCGCAACAAACATGGGGACGATTGCAGGCCTTCGCACTTACGCGGAGATTCCTGACGATCCGATGATGCCCGCTGCTGTTGTGCAGTTGGGTTCTGTGACCTATAACAGTGCGTTCGCTAAAGGGTTGAGTGAATACAGTTTCGTGGTGACAGTGATTTTCGGCAGGCTTGCGACAGTGCAGGCGCAGAAGAACCTTGACGCTTTGATTAGTACCGGGGCGGGTTCACTAAAGACGGCTATCGAATCAGATCGCACTCTGGGCGGTAACGCTTTTGACACGAGGGTTTCTGAGATGACTAACATCACCTCCGTTACAATTGGAGATATAACTTACCTTTCGGCAGATTTTGCCGTGACCGTGTTCGCACTATAAGGAGAAAACTGTGGCAAAGTTTGTCGCTACTAACTACAACATCAAAATCAATGGCGCAGATTTTTCGACTGCGATTGCGGCACTGACTTGGGATATCTCGTCAGCCGAGCAAGAGGTCACAGCTTTTGGTGATACTTTCGTTCAGCGTATCGGGGCCCTCAAAGATGCTTCCGTAACCATTGACTTCCACCAGGACTTCGGTTCTGCTGCTGTGGATGCCACACTGTTCCCGCTTTTGGGCAGTAACGCAACCGTGGTGGCTATCCCTAACGGCACTGCTGTGACCGCAACTAACCCGTCTTACACTGGCGTGTTCCTTGTCACTGAGTACAGTCCGTTTGCTAGCTCGGTTGGCGATTTGGCTACTCTGTCGGTAACATGGCCTTTGGCTGATGGAACTGTGACTAGAGGAACCGCGTAACCAATGAACCCAATAAACCTACAAGTAACTTTCATTGACGAAACAAGCGTTGAGTGTTCGGCTATTGCTGCCGATCTCATTGCTTTCGAGGCACGCTTCGATTTGAGTGTTGCCCGCCTGGGGGATGAAGTGCGTTTGACGCATATGTTCTTTTTGGCGTGGCACGCTCTGAAGCGTACCGGGCACACCACGGATGACTTTGAGAAGTGGGTTGAGTCTGTTTCGATGGTGTCTGAGGCTCCCACAAAAAAATAAAGGGGCTCGGTGATTCGAGCCTGCACTGGGAGATTGCAGCCCTAGCTTGCGAAACGGGGATTAGTCCCCTCGAGTTGTTGAAGCTTGAGCCTCGAATGTTGTGGACTATCGAACGCTATCTGATTGCTCGGGCTCAGGCCCAGAGTGGTAAGCGGGGCCGGCGGTAGAATAGGGGTATGCCCGCCCAGTTCACTGTCAAAGCCGCCGATTTGAAGGTGTTGCTGTCTGAGCTGAGGCAGATTGACCCGGGTTTGCGTAAGGCGCTCCAAAAGGAGATGCGTTCCGACTTGAAGCCTTTTGTCACTGGGCTTGCTAGTCAGATTCCGAGGGAGTCACCGCTTTCTGGTTTTGGTGCTAAGGCTCAGGCTGGCACGCCTTACCAGTGGGGTGCTGTTGGCGGTTCGGTTGTAACCCCTTTAGGTAAGCGCGCGAAGAAGCCTGGTTTCTATCCTGTGGTTTCGATGAAATTTCGCACTCGAGGCTCGGGTAAGGCAGGGTTTGAGATTTTGGAGTTAGCAGGTTCTGTGAATAAGGGTAAAGACCGCAAGGGTATGACCTACCGGGGCGATAACTTGGTGCGGGGTTTGAAAACTGCCGGCTACAACGTGAAGGCCGGGTTGGGTCGGTTCCTCATTCCGCAGGCGAAGGATGATGCTCGAAAGGTCACCGCTATTGCGGCTCGGATTATTGAGAAGTATGTGGCTTTGGTTAACAGGAGGATTCGATGAGTGGTGCAGTTGATATTCCGGTCATTTCCAAGTTTGACCCGACTGGTATCAAGCAGGCTCAGACCGCTTTGGGCGGGTTCGGTAAGGCTGTGGCCGGCATCGGTGTGCTTGTTGCGGGTGCTTTCGCTATCAGGGCTATTGGGAATTTTGCTGCAGAAACTATCCGTATGGGTCAGGATGTTTTGCAAGCTAACGCTGTTCTCAAACAGGTTGCAAAAACCACTAACCAGTTTGGCGGGGAACTAGATTCTGTCACCAACAGGCTTATCAAGTTTGCGGATGCTCAGGAGTTGCGTCTTGGTGTTGACGCTGAGGTTGTGAAGAGTGTTCAGGCGCAACTGTTGTCGTTCAAGGCTTTGGGTGCTTCGGCTGGTGAGGCTGGTGGGAGTTTTGACCGGGCTACGAAGGCCGCGTTTGACATGGCGATGGTGTTGAAACGTGATGCTTCCGGTCAGGCGATTGCTTTGGGTAAGGCGTTGGAAGACCCGATTCGGGGTATTACTGCGTTGCGTAAGGGTGGCACTACGTTTACGGCGCAACAGCAGGAGCAGATTAAGACTTTGGTTCAGTCGAACCGCTTGCTCGATGCTCAGGCTTTGATTTTGACGGAGGTGGAGTCACAATATGGTGGGGCGGCTGAGGCGGGCGCACTGTATTCGGATCGATTCCGGTTGGGGTTGGAGCAGATAAAGGAAACAATTGGTATTGCCTTGTTGCCTTCGTTCCAGGGGTTTGTCGAGTATTTCCTGACCAACGTTGTGCCACCTTTGACAGAGTTTTTTGAAGTAAAGTTTCCGACTTTGCTCAGGGACATCGGGACTACATTTTCAGCCCTTCAGCCGGCGTTCGAGCAGGTTGGCATTGCCATTCGTAAGGCTTTCAACATTAGCGAGGAGAATACGCTGCTGGAAGGGTTCTTGATAAACATTGAGAAGCTAAGCAAGAATGAGGCGTTCCTGGGATTCTTGGAGCAAATGATTGTCGGGTTTGCGAAACTCCTGCCCGACCTTATCAAGTTGCTTCCGTTGATGGTTCAGTTGGCTGAGCAGGTCATCCCGTTGTTGCTTCAGCTGTTGCCGCCACTGATTAGTTTCGTCACCTTCTTAGGCGATGTGATTGGTGGAGTTGCTGGGATGTTCACGGATTGGAACTTCATCACTGTGGCTACCACTGAGAGTTTGGAAAACTTGGGTATTAGCTCAGAAAACTTGGTTCCGGGTCTTGGTGCTTTGTCTGACGGTTTGGGCCGTATTGCGGATGCGTTCAGGGGTGCTTATGAACGTGCTAAACAATTCTTCGACCAACTGTCTAGGAAGACTCCCGCGGGGGTGAGTTTGCCTAACTTTGGTGAGCGGGCTCAGGGTGGGCGTGTGACAGGTGGTATGCCGTACCTAGTTGGTGAGCAGGGGCCGGAGGTTTTCATGCCGGGTCGCGGCGGAAACATTGTGCCGAATGACCGGCTAGGCGGTGGTGGCACGAACATCACAATCAATGTGACGGCGGGTATGGGCACTAATGGGGCTCAGGTTGGTGAGCAGATTGTCAACGCGATCAAACGGTATGAGCGTACTTCTGGCCCAGTGTTTGCGAAGGCGTAACCCGTGTCGGTAACGGTTGAGCTGGGGCTCTCTAAAGCGTTCACGTTGGATGATGCGGTGGCTGGTGTTATCGGCAACACTGAGTTCACTGTTGGTGGAATTTCATTCACTGACATCACTTCGAGGGTGACGGGGTTGTCGTTGTCGCGGGGCAAGAACCGTGACCTTGACAGGTTCAATGCTGGCACTTTGTCGGTGACGGTGAATAATGAGGATCGTGCGTTCGACCCTCTTTATACGAGTTCACCTTTTTACGGGGATATTGTGCCTCGCCGTGATGTGCGCGTGTTGGCTAACGGTACGGCGGTTCAGTATGTGGGGAAGATTCTTGACTGGAATTTTGATTTCGAGCCGAATGGTCGGCAGTCTGCTTCGTTGGAGGCTGCGGATGGTTTCACGTTTCTTGCACAACAGGAGTTGACTCCGGGGACTGCGGTGGCACAGTTGACGGGTGCCCGCGTTGAGGCGGTGTTGTCGCAACCTTCAGTGGATTGGCCGGTTGCAGATCGTGTCATCGATGCCGGCAACAGTGACCTTGGTGCTGACGTGTTTGACGGTAACGTGCTCTCCTATTTGCAGAAGGTGGAGCAGTCTGAGGGTGGACTGTTGTTTATTGATAAGTCGGGGCGGGTTGCGTTTGTTGACCGGCTCACCACACCAACGGTGGATAACGTGACGGTGTTTGCGGATGATGGGTCTGGGATTCCGTTTGCACCGGCGGCACTGGATTACGGTACGGAGCAACTGTATAACTCGATTACGGTGACGAGCCCTGGGTCTACAGCTGTGGCTTCTGGGGCACTATCTCAGACTCGTTATGGGA